TTAGAGTTCGCGGAACTCCTTCTCGAAGCGCTTGGTCTGCTTCTTGGAGACGCCGCCCAGCACTTCGATGGCATGACGAAGGCGCGCACGCGTCATGTCAGACCCCAGGATGGCCATGGCATCCATGACCGAGGTGCTCGATGACGACCCGGTGATGGCGATGAAGACCGGTGCCAGAAAATCCTTCATCTTGAGCTCGAAATGCGCCGACAGTGCCTTCACCTCGCCCAACAGGGCTTCCTTGTTCCAGGCCGGGACGGCTTCGAAGCGCCAGACCAGGAACTGCAGCAGTTTCAGCAAGGACTCCCGCTCGAGCTTGACCTGGGCGAAGCTATCCTCATCGATGCTCGGCAGCCCGGAAAAGAAATGCCCGGCCAACGGCATCACCTCGGAAAGCGTCTCCACACGAGGACGTACCTGGGGCAGAATCTCGCGCACATAGGCGTCGTTGAAAGCCCACGTTTTCAATGCCTCCAGCAGGGCATCGTCATCGAGGTCCTCGCGAATATAGAGGCCATTGAGCCAGGTCAGTTTCTGCAGGTCGAAAACCGGTCCGCCCAGGGAGACGCGCTGGATATCGAAATGCGCCATCATCTCGTCGAGGGTGAATTTCTCCCGTTCATCAGGCATCGACCAGCCCATGCGACCCAGGTAGTTGGCCACCGCCTGCGGCAGAAAGCCCATGCGTCGATAGTAGTTGATCGATGTTGGATTCTTGCGCTTGGACAGCTTGGACTTGTCCGGATTGCGGAGCAAAGGCATGTGGCACAACGCCGGCATCGGCCAGCCGAAGTACTCGTAGAGCAACTGGTGCTTGGGTGCGGAATTGATCCATTCCTCCCCACGCAGCACATGCGTGATGCCCATCAAGTGATCGTCGACCACATTGGCCAGATGATAGGTCGGCATGCCATCGGACTTGAGCAGGATCTGGGCATCCACCTGCGCCCAATCCACCTCGATGGTGCCACGCAGCATGTCCTCGACCACACAGGTCCCATCGGTCGGCACCTTCATTCGCACCACATGAGGCCACCCCTCACGCTCGCGACGCGCCACTTCCTCCTCGGGCAAGGCCAAGTCATCAGGCTTCAAGGCCAGATGCTGACCAGCGGCCTTGCGTTCCTCCCGCAAGGCATCGAGCTCCTCGCTGGTTCGGTAGCACTTGAAGGCATGGCCCGCATCAAGTAACTGCCGAGCATACTCGACGTAGATATCACCGCGTTCACTCTGCCGGTAGGGACCATGAGGCCCGCCCACATCCGGCCCTTCATCCCATTCGAGCCCCAGCCAGCGCAGCGAATCGAGGATCATCTGCTCGGACTCGGCGGTGGAGCGCAGGCGATCAGTATCCTCGATACGCAGGATGAACTGACCACCCTGCTGACGTGCAAAGCACAGGTTGAACAGGGCAATATAGGCCGTGCCGACGTGAGGATCCCCGGTGGGGGACGGAGCGATACGAGTACGTACGGTCATGTCGTCCTAGGTCCGATCAATGAAAAGAAGCCCTGGCACCAGGGCGGTTGACCGCATTATACGCACCCAGCAAGCCATCCGCAGGGCCCTTCGTCATGCCACCGGGAGATGTCACGGCATCATGCGTACACCGTCCGGCTCGATGCGCAAGGACCACCGCGCCTCGACGACCTGCCCCAGGCCATGCTCCGAACTCACGACCCAGGGGCCACTGAGATGCTCCCCCCGTTGCCCCAAGCGGGATTGCACGGCTGAAGGTTGAACACTGATCGGCGGCATCGTCACGCGGAGCCGGTAGATCCCCTCGGGCAGCCCGCTTCCCGGCCCGAAAGGCCCCGCAGCAAAGCCATCAGGGCCGACCTCGACCCTTTCCCGCCAGCTCACACCACTGGCATCGCGCTCTGCCATCACACGCAATCGAGTGCCCGGCGGCAAGTTGGTCGTCCCCTCGACCAGCAGTCGACTCGACGCATCCAGACGTATCGACATATCGAAGGCGACATCCTGATCGAAGGGTGCCGGCTCGGCCACACGCTCCGCCTCTTCCCCCTCTCCCGGCTGGGTGGCCTCTTCCGGTTGGGCGACACCACCGAGGCGTTCTGTCGCCCCACTGTCTTCCTGCTCCCCGCCATTGCCGCACCCCGCCAACAACGACAGCATAAGGCCCGCCATGACTCGATGCCATCCGTTCATGCATCTTCCCTCGATCCGAGGATGAGCTGTCAGATTATCATTCCCCCCTTGCTCCTTCCGATACATCAGGGGACATTATCCAACGAAAATCGCCCTGATCTCGGGCTGCAAGCACGGCCATCGCCTTCAGGCGGCCCCTTTCAGGGCCGCCTGTACGGTTCGCAGGATGTCTGTCAGCCGAGCGCATCCAGCATCTTGAGGACCGAGCTCTTGGGCTTGAGTGACACTTGCTGGTGCAGGCGAACGGATACTTCCCGCACGGAGATCAATCCTCGTATCTGCCGATGCGCATTGTCCCGCACCAAGCAGTACGGCTCGCCCGCTTCCCGCAGGGTAGCCACCAGATCCGCCACGGTGGCATTCACCAGATCGCCATAGTCGAGTGCCGGCATGGAGGAACGAGGCAACATCAGGTCGGCTGCGGTCAGGCTCTCGCGATCGATGCCAAGAGTCGTCTGGGCAGCAATCAGGCTCTGCTCCGAGAGACGCTCCTGGGACAACAATCCGATGAATTCCCGTTGGCGATCGACCACCAGCTTGCAATCCACCTGCTCCGAGGCCATCGAATTGGCGGCCCACAGAGCCGGCGTCGAGGCACTGATGGCACGAGGACGATACTGGCGAAAGTCCATCATCAGACTCAAGGCCGGCGAGTCGCCGTCAATGTCGAAGAATTCCTGGGGAGTCACCAGATGGTCGGCGATATCGAGTCGTGACAAGGGCAAGAATTTCATTTGGCAAACCTCTGAACAGCCCGCGTCGGCATGGCCCATAGCGCGGGAGACATTCTCGGAAACGGCCCGTGACGGACCAGGATGTTGAAGAGAAGGATTCAGAGGTACTGTGGCGGAGCCCGGATAGACAGCGACGTGCGATGGCGGTGGCCATGCGCGGAAGAAGGTGACACCAGGCCCGATGCCGGGGCGCCCCACGAAGCGAGAAAGACGAAAGCGGCAAGCTGATCGCTGTCCCCTTCGTGCGTGTCCGACAGCGGCGTTCCTGGTTGGAAAGCATCCCACGAGAAGGCCGTCGTCAGCGCCTTGTCCGAAGCCTGCACGCCGGCCAGCCCCACAGGCGACGTCGACAGCATGGCGCCGACAATCAGAAAGGCCAGACAAGCAGTGACAAAACGACGCATGGACAGACGCTTCCCCCAAAGAGAAGATAAACTGGGGTGTTTCCCTATACATTTCCAAGTTACTGCACTGACCGCAGTAGCACAAGAATGTTTCCACCCTTCACTTCCATCATGGCCACTCGTCGGCGGCGCATGACATCCCGAGAAGTTCGGTTGCCCGAGATGGCACTGCCAGGTCAGTGCTGCATCACCCCCGTCGGGAAAGCCTTCCTCCCAGCATGCCTGCCTATGCCGAGTAGTCCGTCTTTCGTACAATACCGCCCATCGAAAACCGCACTACCGGCATGTCACCCATGATGCACCACTCGACCATGGAACACAGACGCCGCGCCATACCTGATAGGCAGAAGATGCATCAAGGTCGGTTCTGGACGGCATTTAGAGGGTATTGACGTGATCGGACGACACCGACACGAAGGATAGCAATCTGATATGACGAGACATAACGCCGCAGACGAGGCGCGCCGCTTTTCTGTGGCCCCCATGATGGATTGGAGATAAGGCCGACAACCACGGGCCTCATCATCACCGAGTACCAAAAATGTCACACTGCGTTGACTGTTTACCCTCCTTCGACTAACCAACTATTGCTAGTTTGGGTGTAGCCCCTGCCCCGAAGGAGCCATCCAATGCAGCCTTACCTCAACCTAGGTGGAGACTCCGGCGTCCGGTTCTACGAGATCCTGGCTGACCGGATTCTCGTTCAGTTTTCCACCAGAGCTCCTTACACGTACTCATATGCTAGCTGTGGCCAGCACCATGTCGAGCAGATGAAAATACTGGCCCAGAACGGGCATGGCCTGAATGCCTATATCAATAGGTTTGTCCGGTTCGGGTATGAGCGGTAACTCAATGCGAAAAGTCGCATAAATCCGCATAACCGACAGGCCCCCTCTCGAGCCCCCTCCCGCCCAATATCAAGGGGGTTAGATCTAGAACGCATGAGTGCATAAAAACCGACACATGTAGCGCGCAGGCGGGGCGGGGTGTCGACGGCGCGCTAAGACCTATCACATAGAAGCCATACCCCGCTGGAGGCATCAGTGATAGCCTTCTACCTACAACAAACCTAATCAGGAGGAGCTGGCATGGCGCGCCCATATGACTTTCCGGACCCTAACGATAGAAGCCCAAACCATCCCTCTGAGCTTGCCGAGCGAGATCGGATAATAGGCCTATACAACTCTGCAAACGCAGAACAGGCCCAGAGGATGTCACAATCTGTAAAGGACTGGTTCAGTGAAGCTGCAAAGGAAGTAGGATGGACCAACGTCCAGTTCGTGGATGATCAGGCAGTACTGACAGCCAATGTCGTGCTTCAATGAAACTGAACCAGCGCGAGCCTCGCTCGTGCTGGTTTAATTAACGCATCAGAAGATCCCTGCTAGTGCGGCCTACTAGGTCAACGTGGCTAGGTATAGGAAAAATCACCTCCCAAGACGTACTCTCGGAAACGTACAATCTCTTCACCTACATACTCGTTAATCTCCCTCATAGTGGCCTGGAGCGGCTCGAGCTCGTTGGCCACGAATACCCGGGCGGCCTTCTCGACATCGCCGAAGCCACCGGTGTTCTGGGGGATGATCCCCATCATCTGCGGGGGGATGCGATGCCCGGCAAGTTGGTCGTCCCGGGTGATGTTCTTGATGTTCCAGAAATCGTCCTTGGCAGCCACCTCGCTCACTGGGATTACCTGCACCCCATCCTTCTTCCCGTTCGGCGAGTAGAGGAACAGGTTACGAAAGTTACCGGGGCCCTTCGACTCCTTGAGCGCAGTCCGCATGGCGTCGATGTCCTTCTGATCGTGGGCCGGGTCGTTCACGTACATGATGAAGCCGGCGTGGCTGCCGTTGAGGTAGTAGCGGCGCCGGAACAACGTAGCTGACTCATTGAGCCAGGCACTCTGCAAGCTGCCCAGGTAGTCCGGCACACCGTAGATGCTCTGGTCTATATCCGGCTCGAGCAAGTGCACTACCCTTCCCTTCGGCAACTCAGTACGCTCGAGATAGTTGGGTACCCACCAGTAGCGGTCGGCGCGTTTACCACCACGGCGCATGTATTTGGCGCCTAGGTGGCGGAACGGCAGTCGCTTGCCCAACTGGCCACGTACTTCTTCGAGATACGCGTTGCCGAACACCAGGTAATCCAAGGCCAGCGAGGAAAATGCCCGCCGGCCGAGCAACGGATGCGGCTTGAAGGTGCGCAGCAAGATGTTGCGCTTCACCTGGAGCGCCGAACCGTGGTGTGCCGTGGCCCGATAGGACTTGGCCAGGATCGACATAGGTACCGGTGGCTCGTACCACTCATCTGGTGACAGCCAGACACCCTCATAGAACACGTCACGCATCGAAGTCACCGGCTCGGGGTCGCCGAAACTGAACACCTCGGTATGCGGTGTCGTCGGCGCCGAGACGGTGGAATATCCCGCCGGCAGGCGGACACGGGGTTTGCTTGCAGTGGCGGTCATTCGTACATCTCCATGAGGGACTGGCCGGCCCCCTCGGCGGGGCCGTCGATCGGTTCGTGTGACAGGGCATGCATGGTCGCCCAGGCCAGGTCGGCATGGCCGGTGGCCTGGCTGCGCCCGCTGGTGTAGGTGTACTGGCGGCCTGAGGCGGTGAGTTCGCGCTTGATGGCCATGAACGACTGCGCCATATCGCTCCAGCCGGCATCGAACTCGAGGCGGCTCTTGCGCATGATCTGCTGCGCCTGCATGACCAGACGCCCTTTGACCGCCGGGTCATAGCGAAAACGGGTGAGTGTGGGGAACCACTTCTCGACGTGCTCGGCCACCGCCTCGCCGAGGCCGCTGACGTCGATGCCGATATGCTCGATCCGGTACCGTTGGGTGAGCTTGCGGATCTCCGACGCCTGGGCTTCGTAGTCCTCACCCTTGAGACGCTGTCGCTCCAGGATACGGTGCTTCTCGTCGGCGCTACGCGCCGGGAGTACCACCACCAGGCCGGCACCATCGCCGTTCTCGCCGGTACCAGTCGGGTCGTAACCCACCCACACGCCTCGGTCGCCCACCGGTCGCGGTGCAAACGGGCGATAGTCGTCCCAAACCTCCCAGGCATCGACCATGCAGGGATGCACCAGGCTGAGTGGAAATGCTGACTGGCTGTCGTCGACGAACTGGCACATCAGCAGGTTGGCGAACTCGTCGGGGCTGTACTCCAGCTTGAGCTGCTCGAGGTCGAACAGGTCGCAGCCGCCGGCGATGGCGTCTTCCACGGTGACGATCTGCCGCCAGTGACCGTCCGGGCACAGCCGGCCATTGGCAAGGGCGTCGTGAGAGACATCGAACTCGGCGCGATCCGCCTTTGCCCGGCGCTTGTTGAACAGCTCACCGCTCCAGAACGGATAGGCTTCATGTCCCAGGCTTGAAGGCGTTGAGAAATACGTCTGGCGCCATTTCTTGTGCATGGCCATGCCAGAGGTGACCTTGCGGAACTCCTGGAAGCGGTGAATCCAGAAATACTCATCGAGGTAGACGTCGCCGTGATACCCCTGAGCAGTCTTCGAGTTGGTGCCCAGGAAGTGCAGCTCAGCACCGTTGTCGAGCACGATCGGATCGCCCTTGAGGTCGACGTCGCAAACCTCCTTCACGAACTGGACGATGTAGTTGCGGAAGATGTGGGCCTGCGCCTTCGAGGCCGAGAGGAATATCTTGTTACGGCCGTGCTCGAAGGCATCGACGATCGCCTCGCGGGCGAAGAAGAAGGTCGCACCGATCTGGCGGCTCTTGAGAATGTTGCGGATGCGGTACTTCTGCCCAGCTTCGTACCAGTCGAGCTGGTATTGGAAGCACGTGTCGAGGAACGCCGCCTTGAGCTGCTCGATCTGTTCTTCGTCGAGGTAGTTACGTCGCGGTTTCTTCTTCTCGCCGGCGTTGCGTCGCTCGATGTTCGGGTTGAGGTCGGCCTCCTTGCCGGTCCCCTGATAGCGGTGCACCCGGGCCAGCCGCTCGATCTGCCGGCCGAGCAGGTCGATTTCCTTGAAGTCTCTGCCTTCCTTGGGCTCCTTTCCGATCAGCTGCACCAGTCGAGCCTCGAGCGCACCTTCCACCCGTTCGGTGGGGCTGGCTGTCGCCCAGCCATCGCGCTCCTTCCAGCTATGCACCGTCGGTGTCTTGATATCGAGGAACTCGGCAATACGCACAACCCGCCAGCCCTGCCAGTATAGGTGGCGGGCCGTCAGGCGTGGGGAATCCGGGGTATCGGGTAGCGGTGTCGTCATGCCGACAGCCTACCCGCGAGATCGTCTTGGCAACCGGCCATGGCGTTGTATATCAGCCATCTACAACACCCGCGCGTTGAGCAATACGAACCGGGGGCGGAACCTGTCGGCAACGCTCGCAGTTACCGCAACCCAACGAGGCACCCATGGCCAAATTCCGCGTCGCCACCGAAGGCGCAACCACCGACGGCCGCGAGATCAAGCGCGAATGGATCAAGCAGATGGCCGCCAACTACGACCCCGCAAAGTACGGCGCCCGCGTATGGATGGAGCACATGCGTGGAGTGTTCCACGACGGTCCCTTCGCTGCCTTGGGCGATGTCACTGCCGTGGAAGCCAAGGAGGTCGAGGACGGCAAGCTGGCCCTGTTCGCCGACATCGACCCGACCGATCGGCTCAAGGAAATGAACAAACAGCGCCAGAAGATCTACTCATCCATCGAGGTGAACCCTTCCTTCTCCGACACCGGCGAGGCCTACCTCGAGGGCCTGGCGGTCACCGACTCCCCGGCCAGTCTGGGCACCGAGATGCTCAAGTTCTCACGCTCCGCTGGCGACAAGTCGCCGCTGGCCGCTCGCAAACAACACCCCGACAACCTCTTCACCGAGGCTGTCGAGATCGCATTGGACTTCACAGAAAAGCCCGCCGAGGCCGAAGGCCCGAACCTGCTCGAGCGCGTCACCGCCTTGTTCAAGAAGCACGACGCCAAGACCGCCAAGGGCTTCGAGGCCTTCAGTAAAGAGCTCGAACAGACCCTCGAGCTGTTCGTCGAGAAGCACAAGGCGCTGGCCGATGACCTCGCCAGCCGCCCTGACGCCCCTGCCTTCAACGAGCTGAAGCGTGCCCACGAGGCCACCAAGCAACGCCTCGACGAGCTCTATGCCCAACTAGACAACACCCCCGATACCCCGACCCGCACCCCCGCCCTGGGCGGCGAAGGCGGAGTCGAGCAAACCGACTGCTGAGGACCCCTAATGCGCAACGATACCCGTCAAGAATTCAACCGCTTCGCTCAGCGAGTCGCCCAACTATCGGGCGTGCCCAGCGCCGGCGAATCCTTCTCGGTGGAACCGAGCGTCCAGCAGACTCTGGAAAACCGCATCCAGGAATCGAGCGAGTTCCTGAGCAGCGTCAACATCATCGGCGTCGATGAGCTCAAGGGCGAGAAACTCGGCCTGGGACTGACCGGCCCGATCGCCGGGCGCACCGACACCACATCCAAGGACCGTACCCCGCGCGACCTGACTTCCCTGGATGCCATTGGTTATGAGTGCCGTTCCACCGAGTTCGACACCTACCTCCCCTGGAGCAAGCTGGACGCCTGGGCCAAATTCCGCGACTTCCAGGCCCGGGTGCGGAACCAGATCATCAAGCAGCAGGCACTCGACCGGATCATGATCGGGCTCAACGGTACCAGTGCCGCTGTGGAAACCGATCGCGTCGCCAATCCGCTGCTTGAGGACGTCAACATCGGCTGGCTGCAACACTACCGCGACCAGGCGCCTGCCCGCGTACTCAGCGAGGTGGTCGCTTCCTCCGGTGAGGTCCGCGTCGGCCCCGGTGGCGACTACGAGAATCTCGACGCCCTGGTCTACGATGTCGTCAACGAAATGATCGACCCCTGGCACCGCGAGTCCACTGACCTGCGAGCGATCTGTGGTCGCAAGATCCTGGCAGACAAATACTTTCCGCTGATCAACAAGGACCAGCCACCTACCGAGCAGCGCGCCCTCGACATGATCGTCAGCCAGAAGCGCATGGGCGGGCAGCAAGCCGCGCGGGTGCCCTACATGCCGGACGGTACCCTGCTGATCACTCCGCCGGAGAACCTCTCCATCTACTGGCAGCGCGGGAGCCGCCGTCGCTACCTCAAGGACGAACCCAAGCGCAAGCGGGTGGAGAACTACGAGTCCTCCAACGACGCCTACGTGGTCGAGGACTTCGGTGCTGGTTGCCTGGTCGAAAACATCGTCTTCGGCGACTGGTCAGGCGCCTAAAGGAGGAAGCCATGCATAGCCCCGCCCGTCAGCACTTCGCTCGTGTCTCCGCCGCCCTAGCGGCGGGGGCCGTCGATCCCAACCAGCCCCAGAACGGCGAGCAGTACGAGCTGCACGCTGCCGCGCTGTATGAGGCCCGGCGCACCCTCAAGGGCATCAAGTCCACCGAGGCCAAGATCGCCAAGAAGCGAGAGCTGTTGCCCGAGTTCGACGCCTACGTCGCCGGCGTGCTCGAAGCCGGAAACGGCGCCCAGGACGACGTCGTCGTCACCGTCATGCTATGGCGGCTCGATGTCGGCGATCTGGGCGGTGCACTGGCCATCGCCGAGTACGCCCTGCGGCACGGGTTGGACACGCCCGACCGCTTCGAGCGTGACACGCCGAGCATCGTCGCCGAGCAGTTGGCCGAGGAAACCATGCGGCAGTTGGAAGCACCGCATGACGACACCGACGAGGGCCGAGCCCAGGCAGCTAATACCGCCGCCGAACTGGCCATGCACCTCAGTCGCACCGAAGCACTGACCCGCGACGCCGATATGCACGATCCGATCCGCGCCAAGCTGCACAAGGCGCTGGGGTATGCCGAGCGAGCCCGGGGCGGACACGCCGCCGAAGCCCTCGGGCACCTGAAACGCGCCCTTGAGCTCAACGACCGCGCCGGGGTGAAGAAGGACATCGAACGCCTTGAGCGCGAAGTGAAGAACTCCGGCGAGCAGGCCAACGCCTGACGCCGACACCGAGTCGCACGCCGACGCCAAGGGGGCACCGGAGTGAGGGCGGTCCCGGCCTAACCCTCCACCCCGGTCCACCCCCTTCCTGACACCGAGAGATCGCCATGTCCCTGATCGCCGCCGGTACCGGGCAACCACCGGAAGACACGCCCAGTCTCGCCAACAACGGATTCTGGCCGGACATCGAGCCGGCCGACTTCCGCGAGGCCACCCGGCTGGACGGCACGGTCACCGCGCCCCGGCTGGTGCAGGCGTTGCAGATCGCCATGGCCGACATCAATCGCCAGCTCGCCGAGTGGCAACAGGCGCGACAGAACGACGGCGCCACCACCCTGGATGACGTCACCGGCCCGAACTGGGCAGGGCCTGACCATTACGCGGTGCTCTACCGTCGGGCCGTCTATGCCACGGCCCACGCCAGCCTGCTCGAGCGCTACCGCGACGTCTCCGCCACCGGTGAAGGCGACGAGCGCGGCGAAGCCAAGGACCTAGCCGCCGATGACGTACGCCGGGATGCCCGTTGGGCCGTGGCCGAGATCGAGGAACGCCATCACACCACGGTGGAGCTGATCTGATGCCCGAGGTACGTGCCCACCAGGGCGAGACCCTAGATCGACTCTGTTACCGAGTGCTCGGCCGTACTGCCGGCGTTACCGAGCAGGTGCTCGAACTCAACCCGAGGCTGGCCGAATTCGGCCCTGAGTTGCCCCACGGCACCCTCGTCACGCTGCCCGACGAGCAGGCCGTCGACCCACCGGTCGCCGACACCATCCAGCTCTGGAGCTAGCCATGGCGGAGCCATCAAACAGCACGAATTTCGAGGGCCGCTTGCAAACCGGAATCCAGCTGCTTCTGGTCGCGTTGCTTGGCTGGGCAGGGTTCGAACTCGTCGACCTCGGCAAAAGCACCGCCGTGCTACAGCAACGCCTGACGTACCAAGGCGAAATCATCAGCGAGCTACGCGCCGAACTCCGTAACTATGGCGACCTGTACTACCGCAAGGACACGGCACAACGCCAGATCAGCGAGCTACAGGACTCAATGGGCGAGCTCGAAAGTCGTGTCACCGACCTGGAGAACCACCGATGAAATCCAAGCACTTTGCACGCCATGAGTTCGCCTGTTCCTGCGGCTGCGGTTTCGACACCGTCGATGTCGAAACCCTCGCTGTGCTCGAGGAATTGCGCGACCACTTTGCCACCCCGGTGGTCGTCACCAGCGGCTGTCGCTGCCCTACATATAACGCCAGGGTCGGCGGTGCCGAGCACAGCCAGCACAAGCTCGGCCGCGCCGCCGATATCCAGGCCCAGGGCATCGATCCCAGCGAGGTCCATCATTACCTGGTGAACCGGTACCCCGGGCAATACGGCATCGGCCGCTATAACACCTTCACCCACATCGATACCCGCAGCGGCGGGCCGGCACGCTGGTAAGCGAGAGGACACCCCATGAGCATCATTGCCAACATTCTCGGTATCGTCGCCGGCCCGGTGATGGAAGTCATCGACCAGGCGGTGACCGACAAGGACCAGGCCAACAAGCTCAAGGCCGAGCTGCGTCGGCGGCTGATCGACCAGCAGGACGCCGCCCTCCAGGCGCGCATGAAAATTATCCTGGCCGAGGCCACCGGCGAGAGCTGGCTGCAGCGCAACTGGCGACCGCTGCTGATGACCGTTATCGTCGCCATCATCGCCAATAACTACCTGGTCGCCCCGTACCTGGGCGCCATGTTCGGTGTCGGGCTGCAGCTCGAATTGCCACAGCAGCTCTGGCAGTTGATGACCATGGGGGTGGGGGGCTATATCGCCGGCCGCTCCGGCGAGAAGATCGCCGGTTCGCTACGCGGCAAGAAAGGCCGGCTGATGGATGAGGTCGCTACCAAATGAAAAAGCTCGAGTCCCTCCGCGAGCACCTGATCCGGGCGGTGCCGGAACTCGAGCGCGATCCCGACAAGCTGCTTACGTTCATCCAGGACGGCAATGTCGTCTTCGCGCAGGGGCAGCACCTCAGCCATGAATATCGGGTCGACGCCCAACTGGTCGTCACCGACTACAGCGGTAGCCTCGACACCTTGATGATCCCGCTGCTGCAGTGGCTCTCCCACTACCAGCCCGACCTAGTACCCGAGGAGGCGGTACGCCTCGAGGCCGAGATCCTCTCCAACAACAGTTGGGATCTTGCCCTGACCGTGCGCCTCACCGAGCGCGTGGTGGCGCTTGTCGACTGCGAGGCCGGTCGCATCAACAGCGAGCACCGCATGCCCGAATATCCCATCGAAGCATGCCCCGCCACGCACTGGCGGCTCTACGTCAAAGGGCCCCACGACGACTATCAATTGAAACAAGAGTGGGGGAACGATGGCGGATGACCTCCAGGCCCTCGAGGACTGGGTCCAGCCGCTGATCGCCCAGCTCGACCGTAAGGCCCGCCGGCAGCTTGCCCGCAAGGTCGCCCTGGAGCTGCGCCGCTCACAGCGCGAGCGCATCAAGGCCCAACGCAACCCCAACGGCAGTCCCTACGAGCCCCGCAAACCCCAGCACCGCACCCAGCAGGGCGCGATTCGCCGGCGAGCCATGTTCAGCAAGATCCGCACCGCCAAATACCTCAAGGCCAAGGGATCGGCCGAGGCCGCCGAGGTTGGTTTCACCGGTCACGTGGCCCGCATCGCGGATATTCACCAGAAGGGCCGGCGGGCCATGGTCGATCGTGACGGCCCGCGCATTCGCTATCCCGAGCGGCGCTTGATCGGCTACACCGCCGAGGACCGCGAGCGGGTCATGGAGTCCGTCCTCCAGCACCTCGATACGTTGTAAACGGCCCATCTACAACGCCCATCGCTAGAGCTTGGCCACTTCCCGCGCAACCATCGGCGGCATGAACGAACATCCCCTGCATGGCGCCGCCGAGCTGCTGCGCCTGATCCACAACATTGCCCGCCTGGGCACCATTGCCGCCGTCGACCATGGGCGAGCCCGCGTGCGCGTTCGCGCCGGCGAGCTGCTCACTGCCTGGCTGCCTTGGGTCGAGCAGCGTGCCGGTACCACCCGCACCTGGAATCCGCCCACCGAGGGCGAACAGGTCCTGCTGATCTCCCCGGGCGGCGATCCGGCGGCGGCGGTGGCCATCACCGGCCTGTACCGCCAGGCACATCCCGCACCGGTTGCCAGCGGGGATGTCTGGCACATCGTCATGCCCGACGGCGCCGTCATCGAGTACGACCACGCCGCCAGCCATCTACAGGCCACCTTGCCAGGCAGTGCCGCCCTCGATGCCCAGGGGGCGGTCACCATCACCGCCGCTGCCGGCGCAACGGTCAATGCCAACACCGTCATCAACGGCAACCTCACTTTGAACGGTAACTTCAGCCAGCCCGGTGGCCAATCGGCCAGCATCGCCGCCGACGTAGCATTCACCGGCGCCGTCACCAGCAACGGCAAGGACATCAGCAGCCACCACAGCCACACCGATGTCCAGAGAGGCGACGACATCTCGGGAGGCGTGAGCTGATGCCGGGCGTCGACCGCACCAACGGGCAACGCCTCGAGGGACTGGCGCATATCCGCCAGTCAGTGGCCGACATTCTGACCACCCCGCTGGGCTCGCGCGTCATGCGTCGCGACTACGGGTCGTTGCTCCCCGAGCTGATCGACCGGCCCCTGCATGACGCCACCCTGCTGCAGGCCTATGCCGCCAGTGTTATGGCGTTGATTCGCTGGGAGCCACGTATTCGCGTCACCGCCATCCGCCGTCGCGTCAGCACCACCGAGCCAGGCCAGGTCGTTCTCGAGATCGTCGGCATCACCACCGACGGCGATAACGTCACTCTGGAGACCCCCTTGTCATGAACGACGCGATCGACCTCTCACAGCTCCCCGTGCCCAGCGTCATCGAGGAGCTCGACTACGAAGTCATCGTTGCCGAGCAGCTGGACGACCTGGTCGCGCGTTATCCGAGCTACGACGTGCCCGCCGAGTCCGATCCGGCCTACAAGATCCTCGAGGTCGCGGCCTATCGCGAGATGCTGGTCCGGCAGCGCGTCAATGAGGCCGCCAAGGCGGTCATGCTGGCCTATGCCATGGCGGGCGATCTCGACAATCTCGGAGCGCTCTTCAATGTCGAGCGTTTACAGATCTCCCCTAGCGATCCCGAGGCCGTGCCACCGGTACCACCGCAGTACGAGACGGATGAGGCCTATCGTCGGCGCATCCTGCTGTCGTTGCGCGGGCTCAGCACGGCCGGTCCCGAGGGCGCGTATATCTATCATGCGCTCTCTGCCGAGGGCGGAGTGCTCGATGCCAGTGCCACCAGCCCGACTCCCGGGGACGTTGTTGTCACCGTACTCGCTAGGGAGGGGAACGGCGCCGCCGGTTCTGCCCTGCTGCAGGCCGTGGAAACTGCCGTCAATGCCGAGGATGTGCGGCCGCTGACCGATCACGTCATCGTCCAGTCCGCCGAGATCATCGATTACAGCATCACCGCCACGCTGTATTTCCAGCCCGGGCCGGATAGCCAGGTGGTGCTCGTCGAAGCGCAGCGACAGGCCCAGCGCTATGTCGAGCAGCAACACCGCCTCGGTGTCGACATCACCCTGTCCGGCGTGTACGCCGCCCTGCATCGGCCTGGTGTCCAGCGCGTCGAACTCGAAAACCCCACCAGCACCATCACCATCGACCCCACCCAGGCCGGGTACTGCACGGCCATCACCTTGACCGATGGGGGCATCGATGAGTGATCGCAGCCTGTTGCCACCCAGTGCCCACCGCTACGAGCGAGCGCTCGGCGACGTCACCGCCCGTCTCTCCGACGTGCCAGCACCGATCCGCCCGCTGTGGAACCCCGACACCTGCCCGGCCGAACTGCTGCCGTGGCTGGCCTGGACCATGGGGCTATCGGCGTGGAAGTCCTACTGGCCCGAGTCCATCAAGCGCGAGCGTATCCGGCAGGCCGTCGAGATCCACCGTCGTCGCGGTACCAAAGGCTCGGTCCGCCGCGTCGTCGAATCGTTCGGCGCCGGTGTCTCCATCCGTGAGTGGTGGCAGATGGACCCACCCGGCGAGCCGCATACCTTCGAGCTGGTCATGACAGTGCGCGGCGATAACACCGCCGGCCGGCTGCAGGGGGACATCATCGAAGAGGTCTGGCGCGTCAAGCCGGTGCGCGCTCACTTCACCTTTATCGCCGGCGTCGCCGCCGAAGGTGGCATCGGCCACCAGGGCGCCGTCCGACCACTCATCTATCGTCGACTCGACTTAATAGAGGGATGACATGGCTCTGAATCTGACAGTTACCGATGCCGGCCGTGCCGAGATCATCAACGCCTCGAACACCGGGACCGCCCAGGTCACCGTCACACATGTCGCGCTGGGCCGTGCCGGTTATCAGCCAACCCCGGACCAGACGACGCTCCAGGACGAGATCAAGCGGGTCGACACCATCGCCGGGGATGTGGTCGCCGATGACACCATCAGTGTCACCGTGAAAGATGAAGGGGCCGACGCTTACTCCGTCCATGAAATCGGGCTGATCAGCGACCAGGGCACGTTGCTCGCCGTCGCAGCGCAGGACGCGGCCATCATCGAGAAGACCCGCGATGCCACATTGCTGCTGGTGTCGGATCTCGTGCTCAAGGATCTCGACGCCAACAGCGTGACGTTCGGGGATGTCGTGTTCCTCAACCCTCCAGCGACGGAAACCGTCAAGGGCGTGGTCGAACTGGCCGACGAGACCGAAGCCCTACGCGGTGACGATGCAAAGCGAGCGATAACCCCGGCTCGGGTTCACCAGGCGTTCAGGCAGTACGGACTGGGTGGTTCCGGCGCGCATGTCACCGATGTCTCCGCTATAACCGAGAGTGGTTTTTACGCGCTTTATAGAAGCACCGAGGATGCCTTTCCCGGACAGAAATCCGGTGACACGCTGCTGCATGTGTCGTGGGGCAGCGGTCATCACGCCCAAATAGGCATCAGCCAGAACAACGAGCTTTTCTTCAGGTATCAGGACAACGGAACCTGGAAGGGATGGAACAAGGTCTGGCATGCCAGGAACATGGGCCCTGGCTCCGGGCTCAATGCCGACATGGTCGACGGTATCCAGGCCAGCGAGCTCCTCACCAAGGAGGGTACACAGACCATCACTCTGACAGGAGAGAAGGACGCGCTTCGTATCCTGAAAAGCAGCCAGAACATGGATGCCACAGCAGGGCTGCTGCTGACTGCCGACAATGATGGTGGCCAGTTGGACGTGGCCTTCGAGTTGCGTGGCGCCCCTGATGCGACTGGTATCGACGAGAGTGCGCATAACAACTCCGCGCACACCCGTTTTGCCATCCTGGGAAGCGGTGAAACCCTCATCGGCTATACCCAGTTGGAGGCCAACGGCTATCGAATCGGCAACCTTCCAGGTGGCGCCATGCTGGCCGTCAATGGCCCCATCGCCGTGCAGGGCCATGTGGTCTGGCATGCGGGGAACATGGGCCCGGGCAGCGGCCTCAACGCTGACAAGCTGGACGGACAGCACATCGGGTATTTCCGTAACGCCAACAACCTCAACGCGGGGATGGTCCCCCTTTCCCGTCTCCCCATGGGCCCGGGCAAGGGCCTCGATGCCGATACGGTGGATGGGCTGCATGCGACATTTTTTGCGCCCATCGAGAATGCCAACCTGATCAACCCGGATATCAATAGCGCCGCCGCTCGGACCATCACCTTTGACAACCGCGAAGCCAATACACTCGCAGGAAGCGATGGGACGCTGGCCTACGATGCTTCGCAGGGACTGCTGATCTTCCGGGATCAACAGATCGGAGATGCGTCAGGCGCGGGATTCTATACCGTACTGGACAGATCGAATATCCGGGGTGGTGACAACATTGTCCTGTCGGGAAACACGCCCAACGAAACGGGCACGACCCCGCTGACGATCGACGTGAAGCAAGGCCCTGGTAGTGGACTGAATGCCGACGCAGTGGATGGCCTTCATGGTGATCAGCTACTTCGGTCCGATGCCAACCAGAGCATGAAAGCCGGTGCCAGCACCGTCCTGAAAATACTGAGCGATGGTGGAGGAAAATCGCAGCTGGCCTTACACAGCGAAGGGGGGCAAGGAACCGGGCAGCTTTACGTGGGCCAGAATGAGACTCACGGTGGGGGCATTGAATATAATGGCGATGGTCAGCCAGAAACGACAGGTGCAGGCAGTGACTATGTCACATTATTTCGACGTTCAAGCGGAGTCGACTACTGGACAGCCAGAAACAAATATAACACTAACGCCTGGGAGTTTCGGGTAACCCCCAATGTCAACGGAAACGATGTATGGCATCAAGGAAACATGGGACCGGGATCCAGGCTCAATGCCGACATGGTCGATGGCAAACATGCCAGCCAGTTCCTCCGCTCTGATGTGGCAAATCCAAGTATTCCGCTCGAAAATAAAGAGCAACAAGACATTACCGTAGACGGGGAGATTTTCTGGGACAAATCAGCCGGCATCTACATACAGTCCAGCAATGCTAATCACAACCGCCCTGCCCTAGCATGGACCAGTGCAAACGTCACGATAGGAAATGGCCTATCGGTCAACTATGATAGCGAGGACAAGCCCTCACTTAATATTCCCCAAGGTTCGGCAAGCGGCCTGAATGCCGATCTGCTGGACGGCTATCATGCCCAGTTCTTCCGTGATGCCGGGAATCTGATCAATGGTACGCTCCCCAAGGGAAGGCTTGCGGGCACCTACAACATCAACATCGCAGGAAGTGCCGACCAACTGGATGGCAAGCACGCCAGCAGTTTCGTGCGAAGCGATGCACCAACCCGATTCGATGTCGGCCGAGGTGTGGTCAACGTCGAGAACCATGCCCAGGACAACCAGGACGGCGCAGGTATCACGCTGCGAACGTCCAACAATCCCGGCAACGGTTCGCCCGGTGGTGACATCGGCTCGATTTTCGCTGTCCGGTCGTCAGGGGATGCGCTGCGGCTGTGGGTCGGCCAGTCGGTCACCTCAACCGGCGACAACGACTTCGAGACGAAGAAGATCACGGCGACTGGCCCGATTTATGCGCAAGGCGGACTGCAAGCGTCCGGCTACTTCTACATGATGGACTATGACGATGCCGCCAGTGCCGAAACAGGATGGGAGACATATGTTCGCGATGGCATCTGGCACATCCGGGGGCGGCGCAATGAGAATCACGCTCTGGATATCAGTCTGGGAGGTAACGCTGTTTGGCACCAAGGTAATACCAGAAACGCTGTAGGTGGACGAGAGCTAGCCGACAACACTGTCGAAATGCGCCACATGCGGGCCAATTCGATTGGAAAAAACCAACTGAGAGCGACAGGTAGTGAAGACGACTGGGTTGCTCGCCGTGTCGCTACGCGAGGTGTCGGCTGGCTGGGAACCTATGCATTTCTTGAGTGCCTATCACAGACCGACCCTGGAGTTAACAGGCCAGCGAGTGCACTGAGATATTCCAGCTCCTATAACGGCGGCGCCCGGGGGTTCGGTCAAGGCCTCTCGGGAACGTGGAAATGTATGGGACGGGTCAAAGGCGGTGACTCGGACGGCGACGATGCAACACTCTGGCTGAGGATCGCATGATGGACTATCGCAACGCGCAATATCTCAACGACGGCGGCATCGACTGCGAGATCAATCACCCCGAGTTGGGGTGGATACCGACCACGCTGCGCGAGGACGACCCGGACACCGCCGAGCTCCATGCCATCGCCAAAGCCCAAGCCGCCCCGGCGCAACCCGAACCCTTGGAAAACGTGGCGCGTGATCGTCGCCGCACGATCGATACCGAGCGGGACCGCGCGATCCAGGCTGGGATGCCCTACACGTTCCCGGATGGCAGTGAGGATGTGGTGCAGATGCGTGACCGGGATCGACCCAACCTGACGGGTCTGGCGCTCGAGGCCCAGCACCTGGTGGCGAAAGGGGAAACCGAGCCGACACTCGAGTTTCGCGCTGCCTCGAATCGCCACTATGTGATGACGCCCGTGCAGATGCTTGAAATGACCGATGCCGCCCAGAGATGGCACAAGGCCATGCTCAAGCGAGCCTGGGATCTCAAGAACCAGATCGATGCGGCGATCGCCGCCAGCGATCGTGAAGCCCTGCAAGCCATCGCGTGGACGTAGCCAGTCTCCTGGCTTGAAGTGCAAATGATCATGGTCCATGAAAAGCCCGCGAGATGCGCGGGCTTCCCTGTCTATCAGGACTCCTTGAACTTCATCGGCCCTTGACCATTCTTTTTCACGGACTGGATGCCATTCTCCCTAGCATCTACAGACGAATACATCTCGCTGGTTCCGATCACCTGGCCATTCCCGGCTTTCAGGTTGAAGTAGGGCTGGCCATTCTTCGCCTCTTTCCGATCATAGCGGTCATCGTTGCCACTGTTGGTGCGGCACGATTCGATGCCATTCTCCGCAGCGGATCGTGTCGTGTAGCGCTCACTGGTCAGAATGACTTCGTGGTTACCTGCCTTGAGCGTGAAGTGGTACTGGCCATCGGTCGCCTGCTTGAGTTCGTAATAACCCGCCATCGTTCGGCCTCCATGTTGGTTGCATAGCCTGACCGCCCCATCCAGCACGGACATGCCTTTACCACTTGTAGCCACCATATGGTGACTCTGCCAGCACGCTCTCTTGCCCCGCCACCTACCGAACCATGGTTTGCCGTCGATAGCACCGCGCGTTGTAGTCCGCGCATCTACAACACCCATCGCTAGAGCTGTATCGCCTCCCGCGCAACGATGGCCACATTGGAAAATCTGGTCCATCCCACGAACCTGCGCAGGAGCCCTTCATGGCCCAGGACTATCATCACGGCATTCGTGTCGTAGAGATCAACGACGGCACCCGGCCGATCCGCACCGTCGCCACGGCAGTCATCGGCCTGGTGGCCACCGCCCCCAATGCCCAGCCGGGTAGCGCCGCGACGACCACAGTCGACTTCGCGGCGGCGGGCAGTGGTGTCCAGTTCACGGCGGCATCTGTCGGCTCGGACGGCAACCAGCTTCGCATTCGCTATGTTGACCCCGGCAGTACCGAGGCGGGGATGCGGGTCACCGTGGACGGTACCGACATCAGCGTCAGTCTGGCCACGGACATCGACGGTATCATCACCACCACCGCTGACGAGGTTGTCACGGCCATCAATGGTGAGCCCGATGCTGCCGCTCTGGTGGTGGCCGTCAGTACCGGGAATGGTACCGGCGTGGTCGCAGCGACCGGTTATCAGCGTTTCACCGGCGGGGCTGATGCCCCCTTCCCTCTGAACACGCCGGTTCTGGTCACCGATCCCCTTGGCGCCCAGAGCAAGGCTGGCAGTGAGGGCACCCTAGCTCGCTCGCTGGATGCCATCGCCGATCAGGCCAAGACCATGATCGTGGTGGTGCGCGTTGCCGAAGGGGTGGACAAAGACGCAACCAAGAGCAACGTCATCGGCGGCGTCGATGAAAACGGCCGGAAAACCGGCATGCAGGCGCTGCTCTCAGCCGAGCAACGCCTCGGCGTCAAACCGCGCATTCTCGGCGCCCCCGAGCTCGACGATGCCGACGTCACCAGCGAATTCCTCGCCATCGCGCAGAAGCTCCGCGCATTCGTGTATGCCTCCGCCGGCGACAGCGCGACCAAGGAAGAAGCTGCCATGTATCGCGAGAGTTTCGGGGCTCGCGAGGTCATGGTCATCTGGCCGGCGTTCACCGGCTGGGATACCACCACCAACAGCACACGCCAGCTGTCCGCCGTCGCCCGGGCCATGGGGCTGCGGGCCAAGCTCGACAACGATGTCGGCTGGCACAAGACGCTCTCCAACGTGCCGGTCAACGGGGTGACCGGTATCAGCGCCGACGTGTTCTGGGATCTGCAAGATCCGAACACCGACGCCGGCTACCTCAACAGCCATGAAGTCACCACGCTGATCAACCGCGACGGGTATCGCTTCTGGGGCTCGCGCACCTGTTCGACCGATCCGCTGTTCGCCTTCGAGAACTACACCCGCACCGCCCAGATCATCGCCGACACCATTGCCGAGGCGCATCTCTGGGCCGTCGACAAGCCCATGCATCCCAGCCTAGTGCGCGACCTTGTCGAGGGCATCAACGCGAAGTTCCGTGAGTGGAAGCGCCTCGGCTACCTGATCGACGGCATCGCCTGGTTCGACCCCGAGATCAACACCCCGGAGGTGCTCAAGGCCGGCAAGCTCTACATCGACTACGACTACACCCCCGTTCCACCGCTCGAAAACCTCATGTTCCAGCAGCGCATCACCGACCGTTACCTGGTTGAGTTTGCCGAGCGCGTCGCCGCTGGCTGATAGGAGAACCACATGGCACTTCCCAAGATCCTCAAGGACTTCAACCTGTTCGGTGATGGCAACAACTGGCAAGGCCAGATCAACACCATCAGCCTGCCGGACATGGCCCGCCGCATGACCGAATACGAAGGCGGTGGCATGGATGGTCCGGTCGAAGTCGACATGGGCCACCAGCTCATGGAAATGACCTGGACACCGGGCGGGCTACTCGTCGACGGCCTCTTCGACACCTTTGGCTCCCCGATCCACGACGCCGCCCTGCTGCGTTTCACCGGCAGCTACGAGAGCGACGAGACCGGCGAGGTGCTGCCGGTCGAGATCGTCGTGCGCGGTCGTCACAAGTCCATCGGCATGGGCGAAGCCCAGAAAGGCGAGAACACCACCGGCGAAATCTCCACCACGCTCAGCTATTACAAGCTGGTCATTGGCGGCGAGGAAATCATCGAGGTCGACAAGCCCGGTTACGTGTTCCGCGTGCGTGGCGTCGACCGCATGGCCGAACGCCGCCAGGCCCTGGGCGTATAGCGCACATCACGCCAGCGGCTCCAAGGCGAGCCGCCATCTCATCCCGATCCACTGGAGCATCACCCTATGACCGAGCAAACCCAAACGCCCGAGCTGCCGAAAGCCATCACCGAGACCATCACCCTCGACGAGCCCATCCAGCGCGGCAAACAGACCGTCACCGAGTTGCAGATCCGCAAGCCGCGATCGGGCGCCCTGCGTGGCGTTGCCCTTACCGACGTGCTGCAGATGGACGTGGCCGCGCTCACCAGCGTGCTACCACGCATCACCGAGCCCGCGCTGACCGAGACCGAGGTGCGCAACATGGATCCCGCCGACCTCGTCCAGTGCGGCAGCAAGGTGGCCGTTTTTTTGCTGCCACGCTCGGCCCGCGAGGAGAGCGTGTAGCGCTCCCCGAGCACATCGACGACGCCATGGCCGACCTGGCCATGGTGTTCCACTGGGGGCCCACCGAGATGGACCCCATGCCCCTCGAGGAACTGATGGACTGGCGTGAGCGCGCCCGCCGCCGCGTCGAGCCGCCCAATACATCCCGCTGATAAGGACGGACCATGGCGCGTGATCTCAAGCTCCAGGTGGTATTGGATGCCGTGAACCGGGCCACCCGGCCACTCAAGAAAATCACCGAAGGTAGCGAGGGCACCGCCAAGGCCCTGCGGGAAAGCCGCGAGCAGCTCAAGACACTGGAGCGTGCGCAGAAAGACATGCGCGGCTTCCGCGATCTCAAGCGACAATCCGACAAGACCTCCCGCGCCCTGGGCGAACAGCAGCAGGAGATCCACGACCTCACCCGGCAGATGAACAATGCCGAAGGCGCGACCGTCGACCTCACCCGCAAGCGTGCCGCCGCCATCCGCCAGGCCAAGAAACTCAAGGATCGCTACCGCGACGAGCAACGCCAGCTCCACGAACTGCGCGGCAGCATGACCCGCGTCGAGGGTGTAACCGGCAGCTACAGCGATCAGCAACGCCAACTCGCCGAGCGCATCCGCCAGGCCAACCAGCAGATTCAGGAGCAAAAACAACGCCTCAGCGAGGCGGCGCGGCAGCAGCGTCGCGCCGCCGACGCGGCCAACCGCTACCAACGGGCGACCGGTCGTGCCTCGAGCATGGCCGGCACCGGTGCCGCCGGCATCGCCACCGGCGGCGCGGCCCTGTATGGCGGGGCACGCATGCTGGCTCCGGGGGTCGACTGGGGCACGCAGATGAGCGCCGTCCAGGCGGTGGGCCGTTTCGCGGATGACGACCCTCGGCTCAAGGCACTCAAGCAACAATCCCGTGACCTGGGGGGATCCACCGCTTTCAGTGCCAACGAGGTCGGCGCCGGTCAGGAATTCCTGCTGCGCGCCGGCATGAGTGCCAAGGCCATCCAGTCCTCCATGCGCGACGTGCTCGACCTGGCCATCGCCAACAATACCGAGCTCGGGCGCACCGCCGATATTGCTTCCAACATCGCCGGCACCTTCAAGATCGACCTCGAACAGGAAGGCGCCATGACCCGCGTGGCCGACGTGCTGTCGGCCACCGCCAGCCGGGCCAACGTGGATCTCGAGAAGCTCGGCGAGACCGTCAAGTACCTGGGTGGTGCCGACGATCTGAACCTGACCCTCGAGCAGGCCACCACCATGGCCGGCCTGCTCGGCAATGTCGGCATCCAGGGTAGTCAGGCCGGTACGACGCTACGCGCCATGATGAACCGGCTTACCGAGCCCACGGCCGAGGCCGCCGGCGTCATCGACAGCCTGGGCATCAAGGTGGCCGACGCCCAGGGCAACATGCGCGCCATGCCCGAGATCCTGCGCGACATCAACGACGCCACCAGGGAAATGGGCAACGTCGAACGCAAGGCCGCCCTGCAGAAGATCTTCGGCGCCGAGGCCGGCTCGGGCCTAGCCGAACTGGTCAGCCAGATGAGCACGGGGAAACTCGATGCCCTTCTGACCGAGATTCAGAATGCCACGGGCGAAAACGCCCGCATGGCTCGCACCATGGAAGACAACATCGGCGGCGACCTGAAAGCCCTCAACAGTGCCTGGCAGGAGGTCGGCATCACGCTGACCGACACCAACGAAGGGCCGTTGCGCGATCTCGTCCAGAACATCACCGCCATCACCCGCGCCGTGGGCGACTGGATGAAGGCCAACCCGGAACTGACCGGCCAACTGGCCACCGCTACTGTTAGCATCGCCGCGCTGATTGCCGTGGGCGGTGCGCTGACGCTGTCTCTGGCCTCCGTTCTTGGTCCAGTGGCCGCCGTTCGATATGGGATGACGCTGCTCAATATCAGGGCTCATGGTGCTGGTAAGGGAATCAAGCGGCTCGCAGGTCGGTTTCTGCCATCCCTCGGGGCTGCATCGGAGACGACGACTGGCAAGGCATCGCGGTTGCGCGGGGCCTGGCTGGGTGTCGGCAGGGCGTGGCGGAAGGCAGATCCACGTCGCACGACCGGCGCTATCAAGCGCCTCGGCAAAGGGGTGGCGGCGTTGCTTGGGCGATTGGGAGAGACGACCAGGTCGGTCCGTTCGCTGTCCCGTTCTGGCTTCGCGTCGCTCACCGCTACGCTGGGAGATGCGACGCGCGCTGCTCGCCATTATGTCGCGGTCAATGGTCTGCTCGGTACAGGGATGAACCTGACACGGGCCAGCCTCAAAGGTCTATGGAAGTTGCTGGCTGGGGGCTTCACAGGGGCCCTGAGTGGGGCAGCCGGTGCCCTGCGTCTGGTCGGCCAGAGTCTGCTGTTCGTGGGCCGCTCCGCCCTGCTCAATCCCATCGGTCTGGTGATCACCGCCATCGCCGGTGCCGCACTGGCCATCTACAAATATTGGGAGCCGATCAAGGCGTTCTTCGCGGGATTCTGGCAAGGGCTGCGTGAAGGGTTGGCTCCGATCGTCACCACCTTGGAACCGGCCTTCACTGCCCTGGGCGCGGCGCTCTCGCCGCTCAAGCCAATCTGGGACGGCATTGTCACGGTGCTCGGCACCGCTTGGGACTGGGTTACCAAGTTGCTGGCCCCGGTGGAATCCACCAGCGAAAGTCTGGAGGGTGCCACCAGCGCAGGGCGCCGCTTCGGCGAGGCGCTGGCTGGCATCATCAACTTCATCCCCAATGCCATCGCCGACTTCACCGAGTTCGGGGTCAATATAGTCGCCGGCATTACAACGGGGATCTCCAGTGCCATCGGTGGGCTGCGCGACGCCATCGTCAACCTGGCCACCGGCGCCATGAGCTGGTTCAAGGACGTCCTCGGCATCAACAGCCCGTCACGCGTCTTCGCCGAGTTCGGTGGCAACCTCATCGAGGGACTGATCAATGGCCTCGACGAGAAATGGCAGCTACTCAAGGACAAGATCAGCAACGTCGCCGAAGGCGTGGTCGGTTGGTTCAAGGACAAGCTCGGCATCAACAGCCCCTCCCGTGTGTTCGCCGAGTTGGGCGGTCACACCATGGACGGCTACCAGCTGGGTTTACAGCGCCGTGAGGCAAGGCCGCTGCGTCAGTTGAGCGAGTTCGGCAATCGCCTCAAGCGCGCCGGCGCCGGCCTGGCCATAGGCACCGCCGCCAGTTTGCCGGCTGAGGCCGACATGCCCATCGACAACCGGCCACCGCTCCAAGCTACTGGCGGAGGTGACGTCCACATCACCATCGAGGGTGGCATCAACGTGCACGCTGCCCCGGGCATGGACGAGCAGGCCCTAGCCAGGATGGTCAACGCCGAAGTCCGGCGGGCTATCGCCGACGCCGGCCACGAGGCCGCCGCACGCCGGCGCTCGTCCTTCCACGACATCGACTGAGGACCAGCACCATGATGATGGCCTATGGCCTGTTCGTTTTCGGTCTGACCACGGCCGCCTACCAGGAACTGCAACGCCAGACGGATTGGCGACACCAGGGTCAGGCTCGTGTAGGACGCCGACCGGCCCGGCAGTTTCTCGGCCCGGGGGACGACAGGGTCACCCTGACGGGCACCCTACTGCCGCAACTCACCGGAGGCCAGCAGAGCCTCGATCAACTGCGCAAGATGGCTGGACAGGGCGCTGCCTGGCCGCTGATCGAGGGTACGGGCGCCTACTATGGGCTCTACGTCATCGAGTCCCTCAGCGAGCGAAAGTCGGTGTTCATGCGCGATGGCATCGCCCAGCAGATCGAGTTCGACCTCAGCCTGCAGCACGTCGACGATGACGAGCCGGATCGACTGCCCAGTGATGCGAGCATGCGCGCCATGCTCGGGGGTCTGGTTGGAGGTGGGAATTGAATCTCTTACGCCATCCAGGACGTCCTGCCCGAGCGCCGGATTACCGCATCACCCTGGCCGGACAGCAGATCAGTCCACAGATCGACGCACGCCTGCAGCGTCTGCGACTGACAGACAAACGAGGCATGGACGCCGATCAGCTCGATATCACACTCGAGGACAGCGACGGCCGTCTGGCACTGCCGCCACGCGGCGCCAAGCTTCATCTGGCCATGGGCTGGCAAGGGCATCAGCTGGTGGACCGTGGTTCTTACATCGTCGACGAGATCGAGCACAGCGGCGCCCCCGATCAGCTCACCATCCGTGCCCGCTCGGCGGACATGCGCCAGGGGCTACCCGGCAAGCGCACCCAGAGCTGGGACGAGTTGGCCCTGCGCGACATTATCACCACCATTGCCGACCGACACGATCTCATGCTCAAGATCGGCGACAACCTGGGCGGCATCTTGCTCGAACACATCGACCAGACCGACGAGTCGGATCTGCACTTCCTCACTCGCCTGGCCGAACGCTTTGATGCCATCGCCACCGTCAAAGCCGGCAACCTGCTGTTCATCCCCGAGGGCTCCGGGACGACCGCCAGCGGGGTGGCCATCCCCCCGATCACGCTTACCCGGCAGGTCGGCGATCGGCACCGCTACGTCGTCACCGATCGCGACGCCTATAGCGGCGTCATCGCTCACTGGCACGATCCCGACGCTGCCGAGCGCCGCGAAGTCGTCGTGGGTACTGACGACAACGCCAAGCGCCTGCGACCGACTTATGCCACCGAAGCGGACGCCCTCGCCGCCGCCAAGAGTGAATGGCAGCGCCTGCAACGCGGCGCTGATAAGGCCTCCCTCGATCTCGCCGAGGGCCGACCCGACCTCTACCCCGAAACTCCCGTCACCCTCAGCGGATTCAAGCCCGAGATCGACGCCATCGACTGGCTGATCACCGAGATCAGCCACGATCTCAGCGACAGGGCGTTCACCAGCTCGGTGGAGATGGAATTCAGGGGGAACGGCTGAAACCGGTAGCAAGCAAGGGCATCATGATAAGTTGTGAAGGGAAAACGAAAAGGATTTCATCATGGCCCTGCAGACCCCCCTGGGATCACTCGATACCCTCGATATCGCCGACCCGGCCACGCAACGCGAGATCCTGATGAGAGACAAGCACCGGCTATTGGAAGGACTGGTCGTCGAGGAGGTCTTTCGCGGTATTCTGGGGCGCCTCTCCGATCAAGGCGCAAGGTCGTTGCCATTGTCGCTGGTCAGGGCCGCGAGCAGAGGTCGCCAAGATGCCTGGTTCATATGGAACCAGGCAAGCGACGATAACAGCGCAGACAGGCTGCACTCACTTCTGGAACAGAGCTATCGCAACAGGGTCGTGACCTGCCGCTATCATCCGGAACAGCACGATTTTCTGATCGAGCGATATGCACAGCTCCAGGGCCACCCCCTGCAGGAACTGCTGGGCCAGCGCCGTAACGTGCAACCTTCCTTCGGAATACCCGAGCAGAGCGTTCGTGACACGGAAAGGTTGATGGAATCCATCTATCGACTGAAGGGTAGCCGGGCGGATTTCGACATGTTCGGTGAGGTCGTGCTTCACCGGCTCTTCAAGAACTGTGCTATTTCGGCTTACCTCGATTGGGTGTGGGACACGGACAACATCATCGAACTGCCGGATGGACGATTCATTCAGCTGGAGATCAAGCACAAGTTTCCCTATCCCGTGAAAGGCCAATGGCCCCTGAGGTTCGGCATCAACACCGGTCAGGTGACCACCATGAAGAGGCTGTCCGAAGGTGGTGTCGACACCTTTCACCTGATTCTCGTGAAGCCCCGCTGGGAGGACAGAACCGGCACCGGCTATCTGACACAGGATGTGGCCAACATGGACAGGGTCATGTTGATCGGACGCTACCTGGATGCGGATACCCTCGAAGGTCTCGATCATGCCGCCCAGCAGGCCAGCGGAAAGACAGAATCCTATTCAGGCAACCAGAAGCAGAACTTCAAGCCCGTACCGGTCAGTGGGTTTGTCAATCTTGGCACCTTGGCTGACGGCGCGGACAGGCTCGGAGCCAAGATCCTTGCCGGCATGCAGCGACGGGACCTGCCTCTGGTACGGGATGAAGATCTCCGAGAAAAAAGACTCTCCTAGCCCTGGCGCGAGATCGATCCCAGGGATACAATTGAGGCATCTCGTCACAGATTTGACCCAGAGGAAGGCAGGCATGACACTCTTACCGGAACTGGATATCGCGGCGGAGCCCGCGCCGGCACCTCTGCCGGTCTCTCCTTATGAGCAACTGAGCGAGCGGGGGATTCTGGACAGGGTCCTCGAGATCTATGATCAGGGAACCATCGCGGTAGCTCTGTCAGAGGCCGATCCGGGAAACTGGTGTCGAGAGACGGTCAACCGTTGGGCCAAGGGCAAGGCCACCCCCAGGGTCACGCATGCAGCACACCAGCGGTTGATCTCGATGCTGCCATCCCCGCCCGCACATCAGGGGAAAGCCGACTTCTCCTTCATCGACCTCTTCGCCGGTATCGGTGGAATCCGTCAGGGGTTCGAGTCGATCGGCGGCGAGTGCGTGTTCACTTCCGAATGGGACAAGTACGCCGTTCGTACCTACAAGGCGAACCACTACTGCGACCCGGCCATCCATCGGTTCAACCGCGATATCCGTGATATCACCCTGTCGACCCGTACAGACGTGGGCGAGGAAACCGCCTACGCCCACATCGACAGGGAAATACCGGATCATGATGTGCTGCTGGCCGGCTTCCCCTGCCAGCCGTTCTCGCTGGCAGGCGTATCCAAGAAGAACTCCTTGGGTCGCAAGCACGGATTCGAGTGCGACGCCCAGGGTACCTTGTTCTTCGATGTTGCCCGGATCATCGCCGCCAAGCGGCCGGCCGCCTTCGTACTGGAGAACGTCAAGAACCTCAAGAGCCACGACAAGGGCAAGACTTTCCGCGTGATCTGCGAGGCACTGGACGAGCTGGGCTATGACGTGGCAGACGTTAACGCCCCCAAAGGACAGGATCCCAAGGTGATCGACGCCCGGCACTTCATACCCCAGCACCGCGAGCGCATCGTGCTGGTCGGCTTCCGCCGCGACCTGAACGTCCATCAGGGCTTTACTCTGAAAGATATCGAGAAGGTCATCCCGAAGCAGCGCCCCTCTTTCGGAGACCTCCTGGACGACGAGGTCGATGACAAGTACATCCTGACTCCCAAGCTCTGGGACTACCTGTACCGCTACGCCCAGAAGCATCGCGAGAAGGGAAACGGCTTCGGATTCGGACTTACCGGCCCGCATGGCGTGGCGCGCACACTATCGGCCCGCTACCACAAGGACGGATCTGAGATTCTGGTCGACCGCGGGTTCGACGAGGGGAAACCTTTCGACTCCCCGGAAAACCAGCGCAACCGCCCTCGTCGCCTGACACCACAGGAGTGTGCTCGTCTGATGGGCTTCGATGGGCCGGGGGAGTCGAGTTTCGTGATCCCGGTCTCGGATACACAGGCCTATCGACAGTTCGGCAACTCTGTCGTGGTGCCCGTCTTCAAGGCCGTGGCCGAACTGATGAAGCCTCGTATCGTGGAGGCCCGGCGCAAGCTCAGGGAAATGGAGCAAGCAGCACACCAGCAGCCTGAACTGGACCTTGCCATCTAGTCCCGGCTCCCTGCACTATCTCGGTAAATGATGTTTCGACCGGAGCGGCTTCTGCCGCTCCGGCGCTTTTGCAGGGGTAGCCACCATGTCCTCACTCAACCAGTACTTTGCCGGCATCTCGGTAAAACGGCTCAGCGCGGTGGAAACCCAGCGCGAGACCTCCAATCAGCACGAATTCAACGGTACCAAGGCCATGCAGGACTATCTGGGGCATGAACGCCGGATGATCCCTGCTGCCTTTGTCTATCTGGGCGTTACGGATGAGGACCGGCTTTCACTGCAGGATCATGTCACCTGGTATGATGCCCGGGAGCAACACCCGACACGTTCGGAATATCGCCTCTACTTCCGGGACAACGAGGTCATGCAGAAAGCGGCCGAGGGGGATTCCCTGATAAGTGCCGTACACCATGATGGTACGATGTTGCTGCTCGTGATCAGCGAGGATAGCCCGGCACTGCGGGAAGTCCTGTGGATGTTCGGCATGCCCCGTCTCCCGGAAAACCGGTTTACCACGGTTGATACGGAGGGGGTTGGCCCTCAGTCCCGAGCATTGTTCAATTACGTTGCCGAGAATGCGGGCATCGAGCTCGAAGAGGAGACCTCGGACGACTGGCTGGACCTGATGCTGGAACGGTTCGGGGCAAGTTTTCCCAGCACCCGGGATCTGTCCGGCTTGGCACTGGAAACCCTCGGCCAGGATGTCTCCCCTATAGAAGCTCCTGATGAGGCTCTGGTCCAGCTCATCGATCGCGAGGAAGTCCTGTTCCGCCAACTGGAGCGTTACATTGTCAGTGACCAGCTACGGGAACATGCAGAGGCATGGGCTGATGATATCGACGAATTCATGAGCTTTTCACTTGGTGTGCACAACCGCCGGAAGTCCCGCGCCGGACATGCGCTCGAGAATCATCTTGAACTGATCTTCAAGGAGAACGGCATCGAGCACCAACGAGGGGCCCATACCGAGGGACGCTCGAAGCCCGACTTTCTCTTCCCTGGTGGACAGCACTATGCCGATCCGAAGTGGCCTGCGAATCGCCTGACCATGCTTGGCGTCAAGACCACCTGCAAGGACCGTTGGCGCCAGGTGCTCAATGAGGCCCAACGAATACCCGAAAAACATCTCCTGACACTTCAACCTGGCATTTCCGAGCACCAGACGGCCGAAATGGCGGCAGCCAGACTGACGTTGGTACTCCCGCGTACACTCCACGAGACCTTCACTCCTGCTCAGGCAGGCAGCCTGATGGACCTGGAAGACTTCCTGCACCTACTCAAGGACAGGCAACGCTGA